TAGTACAGGGGGTCCAGTCAGAAATCCAAATTGAAAGTCATCAGCAGCAGCCTGGAACATTGTTATATTCGGGACTGCTGGGTTATAGTAAATTGCTGAAGTGGCAGTAGGTAAAGCAGTCTGTAATCCAATCTTTCCTAAAAGGAAATATAGAGTCACAGTTCTGTTCATTTTCAAAGCAGCTAGAGTTGCTTTGGTCGCAGTACCAGCAGCAGGGGTTGGAGGGGTAGTCACAGGGGGATCCAACTTGGAATTAGACACAACACCAGCAGGTGTTGGAATCATCATCCATGGGGAGTAGTAAGGAATTTCCATTTCAAGATTAGGGTTGATGTCACAAGAAGCAGCAATAGCGCCATCAGTCACAAAAGACAAAAGCTTTCTAGCATAAAAAGCATTAATTGCATACTTGTTTCGATCCACACCTGCACCTATAGACACGGGGAATAGAGGATAGTTAAGCACTGTAGGTCCTCGTATGAATGGATTGTTCTTCACGTTATCCTGCGCTGATATCGACGGAGGGTAACCTGGAGCTGCAATCACACTCATATTCGGTTGAGTTCCCATCAGAAACTTCATTCTCACTCCACCTCTCTGAAATCTATAGATACAGCCAAAATATGAAAGAAAAGTCCAGCAACTAACTACACGGTGTGCCTCACTAGTTCTAATTATTGAGGTGGAAGATGAAATTGTAGCATCTGCAAAAGGAGCAGCTCCCAATGCAAAAGTTACAGTTGGCAACACTGAAGTTGCAGAAGAATCAGTGGGCACAGATGCAGCAGTCAAAAGATCACCCTTCATATGGTAAGCCACTGAATATCTCTTGATCACTTGCCTCAAATTGGTCACACGCTCTCCAAAGTTATACTTTGCAGCGAATCCAGCTTCACGTCTAGAGACCCACAGTGGATTTGGTTTAGTTGAAATCCTGGAACTCTGCACAACTGGCTTTGGTCCATCTGATTTTCCTTTGGGTTTCTTATTAGCAATCTTCGCTTCTTCTTTTTCCCCTTCAGCCATCAAACGACCAGATTGTGCCACCAGCTCCAAATTTTCCGCATCCAGGAACATTTCGTATTCACTTTCTTTGTCTTGTTCACTTGTTGATTCTTGAAACAAGACTCCAGATTGAGTAAATGCTTGTGCTGCTGGAGTTGGAAATTGATTCTTAGCATCCGCATCTGCTTCCGTTGCAGTAAAGACCATCTGGTCCCATGAGACATTGGAAGCAAACACTGATCCATGAATTCCAACTAATGTAGGCCAATAAACTTCCAAATCATCATCAAAAGACATGTACATATTAATGTACACTTTTTCTGCTGTAGATTTTGTTGTTCTCAATGGATTTACAACCACTAATCTAATTGTACCAATTGAATAGTGGTCAATTCCACAATAATCAGACGTATCTGATCTTGCAAACGCTGGTGTTGGCAACACAGGATAAGGAGCATTGAATGGTATTGTGAATTCCGACTCTGATGTTCCAGTCAAATCGTATACCTGATTATACATTTGGTCAGAATAATCCGACAAAATTGCAGTCTCAGGCAAATCAACTCCGCTAGGAATATAAACAGCCATCACTCTACCAGTCACAAATTGATTTGCAACAATTTGAATCCTTACTCTCACATTAC